CGCTAATTTTTTTTGCGTGGCTTTCTCTATTTCGTCAATTTTCTTTTGATAGGCTTCTTGGGCTGCCACTAGACCTTCTTGAAGATCCTTTTGTGCTTCCTGTAAGCCTTCATTTAATCTTTTGTGAGCGTCAGCTTGGGATCGAGCCAGCGTTTCGGTAGCGCTCGCTAAGGCTTCGTTTAAGCGTTCGTGTGCTTCGGCGGTACGCGCAAGCGACTCTTCCATAGCCTGTTCCATAGCGCGGTTATAGTCTTTTTGCGCTGCGGCTAGACCTTCTTTTAATTCTTCATCTATTTCGCTCATCAGATTTGCTAAGTCTTTAGGTACTTGTAGATAAGCGTTGCGCAGTTCTGCCGTAGCGAGATTAGCGCCCCTATTCATAGACTCGGCAAGAGCGTCTAACCCTGAGTCTTGTAAATCTTCGAGAGCCAAGAAAGTTTGCCGTATCTCTTGTTGTTGCTCAGGAGACGAAGCCCGCAAGCCTTCGACAATTTCATTTCCTACTGCGGGTCCAGCCTTGACTACTTGTTCAATAAAAGTTTGTGAATAACCCTGACCGGCTAGATAAGCAGCATTTTCTTGGAGTGTTTTAGCGGCATTTAATTGTTTCCGCATAGCAGATAACAACCCACCGCCGGTCTTTGACTCTTTGAATAAATCGGGTAGCGAGAAGCCGGTGCCGCTCTCAAAGGCTTTACGAAGTCTATCTACTGATTGTCTAACTAGATCGGCTTGCTTATCGAGCGCTTTCTTTTGCGCGTCAGCAATCTTCTCAGCTGCTTTTGATCGTAAGTCTGTGAGTTTCTCTTGTAAGCGATATTCTATTTCTTCGGTTTTTTTGGCGTAATCTCGCGCTATATCCGTTAATGCCTTAGTATGTTGTTTTCTTGCGTCTGCCGTAGCGTCATCGTAAGTCTCTTTCGCCCGCGCCAAACTCTCATTGTAATCTTTTTCAAGACTCATTTTGCGTTCAGCAAATCGCTGATTTAATCCTGCTACTTCTGCGTCACGATCCGCTCCCGCCTCTGCCATTTTCTCTTGACCTTCGGCTATCGCATCGTTCATGTCTTTATATACTTCGGTGACACGCTTTTTGTAATCTTCTATTTTTTCAAGTCTCTTGGTCTCTGCGGCTTCTGCTTTTTTCGCCGTTGCCGGATCCACAAAAGGATCTTTAGTTTTGCCGCCGCTTGTAGTAGAGCCGCCTTTACCTTTGCCCGTTGTCTCTGCTACTACTTTAGACTTACCGACTTTGTCTAAAGAAGCAGCTAATTCATTGGCTTTCTTAGCAGCGCCGTCTGCGAGATCTGATATTCCATTTAATCCTTTGTTGATCATGTCTAGTCCAGATTGAGCATACTTGCCGACTCCGGGCAATTTAGACAACGCAAACAAAAATAGTCTCATAGGTCCGGTTACTATCTTCATTATGGCTTCAAAGACATCACCGACAGTAGGAATTATTGCGGCAAATGCTTTAATCGCGGCTTTGGCTACACCGATAACTATGTTGCGGAATGTCTCGCTATTCTTCCATAACTTTACGAGTCCAGCCGCAAGCAAGCCCACCGCGACAAGGATCAAGCCAATAGGGTTCATCTTTTGGGCTAGGTTTAATAACTTCTGCGCTATCTCAGCTCTCTTGACCGCTATTGTGTATAGACCCCACGCCACCGCTCCGACTCCGACCACAATAGCAAAAGCCTTGATCTCATCTTTGTTATTCTTGAAGAAATCGCCAAGTTTTTTTAATACAGGAATAAGTAAATTTAATAATTTTAATAATCCGCGAAATGCCGGCATGAGCGCTTCTCCGAGAGAAGCCTTAGCGTCATCAAACTTAGCCTTCATAGTTTTCATTGTGTTGGCAGTTCCGGTAGCAGTGCGCGCATAATCGCCTTGCGCTAATGTCGTATCTTTCATAATCAATGAGTAGGCAGCTTGCGACTTGATCGCCGGCGGTAGTGTTCCGGTGAAAGTTCCTAGACCCATAGCCGCTGCTTCGGCTTTCAATCGAGCATCAGATAGCGCGACACCAAACTTCTTTAGTGGCTCCGTCTCGCCAGAGAGTCCGGATCTAAGAGCCAAGATAGCGTCATCAACGCTAGTGTTATTAAACGAAGCCATATCTGCCGCTAGTTGGACCAGCGAAGTACTCATTTTTTGCGATTCGCCTTGACCTAACCCGAACGCTTGAAATAAGTTGCCGTAAGTTCCTGCTGCTTCGAGAGCTGCTTGATTAGAGATACCCATGTTCTCTGCGGCGGCTGCGCCGAACTTCTCTACTTCTGCCGCACCTTCTCCGAACACTACGCGGACTTTAGATAATGACTCTTCCATATTCGAAGCAGCCATTACTGCGTCTTTACTGAATTGAATAAGTTGTTGCGCTCCGAAGGTAGCAGCCATGACTCCAGCAAGTTTTTTAAGCGAAGCACCAAACTTACCCATGCCGGTATTGGCGGTTTTAACGCCTTCATCTAAGCCTTTGAGAGAAGTCTGCGCTTGCGCTAATCCGCCTTTGAGATCCGCGACATCAGCCTGTAATTTAACAACTAGGGTTTCCAGCGTAGTAGCCATTATCCCCTACCTAACTTAGACTTAATCGCACCAACAAAGATCCGGTTAATCTTACCGCTCTTGATTAGAGCAATAGCCGCCGGTTCTAAGTAAGGATATTTTACGCCGGATTTCCAGCGCGGTGAGCCTAATTCGACTGCTCGCGCATACTCAACTGTCGGACCGATTACCGCAATATACGAGTTAAATCCGAAAGATACTGATGTGCGGATAGATCTCCGGAGCGTTCCAGTAATTACATTAGGTCCGGATCCGCTAGGACCAATGTGCTTAGGCGGAATGATCCGGCTACCTTCGCGGCGGCGTGTGCCGGTATTGGCGTTCATTTGTGCTTGGCGTTGAATTGCTAAGCCGGCTTGGGCTATGCCTATCTGTGCGCCTTGCTCTATGCGATCTCCAGCGCCGTCAATAGCAGCTAGAACTTCTTTTAAGTTCTTGACTATTATTGCACCGCTCACTTCGGGTTATTCCTTTCTGCTTTAACTTGCTCGACTGTGACCGCTATTGCCATTAACCAATCCGCCGTATTAGCCGGCAGGTTATCTACTTGATCCGGAGTCCAGCCAAACCGATCTGCCATTTGATAATAAAACCACTCTTGATCAGGATAATCGAACTCTCTATTTCTATACCCGCCTTCGAGTAACCACTTTAGCCGTTGGAGTCGGCGGTAGTCACTTTTGGGTCATTGGTGGTCTCTTCGCTCTCCGTTAGACTAGGGAATAACGCTTTCTGTGCGTCTTTCGTTTGATCAATTAGAAAATCATAATCTTTCATCTCTAATTCTTCGATAGACTCAATTTTGACCGAAGGTATAATTAGATCAAAAGACCACTCTTCTACCAACATAGCAATAATTGCTTCTCCAAGAGCCATAGCCTTCGAGAGATCTCCTTCTGCGGAGTCTGTTGTCTTGATTATGCGTTTGCGATCTTTTACGCGTAAATCTTTAGGATCTTTTAACTTGACTGTATTGCCCGAAGGTAACTTTATTTCTTTAGACATAATGCGCCTTTCCTAGTAGTAGCCTTCCGCTTATCGTAGCGTAAGGAACAGGCGGGTGGGATAACGGGAAGGCTATCGTTATCAACCTACCCCGCCTGTTCGGATCTATTTGTTACGCGTAAGTACCGCTTGCTTTGGCGTTTTGAAGCACCCACTTGATAGGAGCAAAACCACCGGTAGATCCAGCGTCAGTAGTAGTTGCTTGCGCATTTACATCTACCGCGATCTTGACGAAATCTTCGCCGCGATCTATCACTGCTGCTTCGTAAGCACCCTTGCTGAGTGTGGCTTGTAGTTGGACCGCAGCCGCACCTGTGCCGTATGCCCAGTTTAGAACTATGGCAGGTTGAGTATTACTTAGAAAGCGGGTTAGTTCTGTGTCTGCTTCCATTACAAACTCAAACTTACCGGTAACTTCTAGTGGTCCGGTGAAGATCTGATAAGGGTTTTGAGTGTTAGAGATCCCGTAGATTGGAGTTACTGAGCGCTTTAAGTCTAAGTTGCCAGTAATAGCGTTAGTAATAGCAGATCCGCCAATGCTTACTGTTCCGCGCCATACCTGAGTAGGTAGGATTGTGGAGAAGGTAGGTGTTGGGGTGGCACTAGCTGCCGAAGCAAATCCAGTTCCCTTAGCGTCATACTCTAACATTCCGTCAGCGTTGAACTTTAAAGAGAAGTCATGGAATTGAATACCTGCGTATTCGCGCACATTTGCCGCGTAGAAATCGGTAAGTGTGTAAGAAATCGGTTGTGAGTCAGCTCCGGTTGCGCTTGCGTTCTTGAGCGATACTGTGTGCGTGAAAGGTGCGCTCGCTCCGGTGGTGGCTACTGATCCCATAATGCCGGCTATGGAATAACCAATAGTATCGGGAAATACATGACCGCCGAAATCGAATGTAGATCTTGTGCGACCCTGTAAATAGTTATAGTTAGTAACCATAGATCCACGAAGTCCGGTATCGTAGAGTGGATCAATTAGATCAACCGGCTTTAGGCTATCAACCATTACCGGGATAAAGTCTGTTGGTGCTACGGCAGTTCCTTTAGTTGCTTCTTTAGCGATACCTAAATAACTGCGTACGGAATTTTGTACTGCCATTTAATCACTCTCCTGCTTTCATGTCTGACGCGGCAGACGGGGTTGTTGGTGCTTTTGGTGCTACTTTCGCGCCAGCAGGAGTTACATCTGCCGCGCTGAAATTCTCAGGCGCGTCAAACTCTTGTCCGGGCTTAACTGTGATCCCTAGCGTTGGGAACACGCGTTCTTCTGTTCCGTTATATTGGTATTTCATCATGCTCCTTATGCTTGGATCATCTCGGTAACAACGAATTCTATCTCAGCGTAGGTTTCCGTAGCGCCTTCTTGCGAAGTAGCCGGCTCGCCGTATCTAGCTGAGATACGGGGTTCGGCTCCCTGCCATACTAGCGTTCCCGTAGTATCCCCAAAGTTGTGATCGCTGCGTAGTCTATCCTTGATATTATCGACAAGGGTATCAAATGCCGTCATCGCGTTTTCGCTATTGCGCTCCAGCGAGTGCTGATAAATCTGAACAATTACTGTGTAATCTACGCGTTTCCAGCCGTTCGTAGCACCGCCTA